ATATCATACTTGAAACAAATACAGCAAAATGAAGAACGTCAAAATAGAGCATAATGAAAAAACACGTTTCGATTTATATTAATTTCTTTGGCTATGCTGAAGATGAATACCGGCCCTGCGAGATTTGCGGAAGGCGTGCTGTTGACGTTCATCATATTTTCGCACGAAAGTCAGGCGGATCTTCACAAAACGACTTCATTGAAAATCTAATCGGTGTATGTAGAAAATGCCATATCGCATACGGTGACAAAAAACAATACCTTGAAAAGCTGACTGATGCACACTTTGCTTTCATTCGGTGGTTTAATTCTAGCTATGAGATACAAGAAGATAAGATAAAACTATTTAGACAGAATATAAACTAACATTTAAAGTAAAGATAATTGATAAAAGGTATTGACAAATGTGTTTAGATCTTGTATATTTGATGAACGTACGAGGGTATGGCAAGAAATTTTACGGATTAAAAAAACTAAATATTAAACACAAGGCGGTCAAGCTTGATGCGATGCTGAAATAATAGGCATATCGGTTCGATTCCGAATTCCGCCACTAAAATCAAAGCAAATGAAACAGAACGAACATAAATTACAAGTCGCTTGTGTAAATTGGTTCAGGATGCAATACAATCAATATTCTGGCTTGATGTGGGCGACACCCAACGGAGGCATGCGAAATGTAAAGGTAGCCACTAAATTGAAGCGTGAGGGCGTTCTATCTGGGGTTGCTGATTTATTTCTGGCAGTGCCGCGATATGCAGATGACGGAGAAATATTAATGGATACTCCGGGACTGTTTATAGAATTAAAAATCAAAGGCAATTACCAAAACGAAAACCAAAAACGATTTCAAAAAGATGTTGAAAAGCAGTCTTACAGATATGAAGTTTGTTATTCATTGGATGAATTTATGAAGGTAGTGAATGGCTATTTAGAAACTAATTAAAATCAAAATAATGTACGCAACAATCATATTCAAAGGCGAAACGCTGACAGTAACAGGAACCTACCAACGCAGCGAAGAAGAAACAAATTCAGCATCAGAATTCGACATCGCGCAAATTCATTATGAAGGTGACCGGATTTCTAATCTTATGTTCCTGGCTACGTGCGATAAGAAAAAGAAGTACGAAAGTAAGGATCTGAATGTAATCTTTGAGGCTGTCAGTGACGCAGAAGAATGGCGAGACACATACGGATATGAAGTTAAGAAACTTCTTCAGCTTGTGACCGGCCTTGATGAAATTGAAGAACTTGTTTGTGATCATATGGAGGAAATTTTATCATGATATGCAGCAAATGTGCAAACTATGTCGAAGGCTACTGCATTGCACTATTAAAGCTTGAAGTCACGCCAGAATACGCAAATCAAAGAATGAACGGCAATGAAGACAAGTGTTGTGCGTTCAGAAAAATAAACATTAAAACAACAACATGAAAAAATCAATTATCTTTATCGTAATAATACTTATTTCAGTGCTGTCATTCGCACAAGATACAGCAACGCTTATCGTGAAGCCGTCATCAATTCGATTAGGAATCATAGTTGACATCGACACAATAGCATCATCGGAACTTGGCGACATCGCGCTGAACAACGACAGTATTGTATATCAATACACAGGTGCTGAATGGATACCTTTCGGTTATCGCACAACAGCGATCTGTCAATGCTGTTCGAATATAAGATCATACAGCTTCACCGGCAATCCGTCGCAGCGGATTTTTGAAACAGTATTCGGTCATCAGAATTTCAATTATGAAGGTGTTTTGTACAACACTGCATCCGAAAAGACTTATCCGTTTGCTTATCTGTATTTTCTGTCTGATCATAATTGGAAATACGGCAAATACTTACACGAATAAAATAGCAATCATGAAAGAATATTTCACAGAAAAGACAGCTCAAGAAGACTTCAGAACGCTGAAGCAAAGTATCAGTAAATTATTGAACGGAATCATGACCGGTGTCATCAACTTTTTTCAATGTGTGATTTTATTGTTTCTTTTCATTCTGTTTCTTATCGTGACAATATTCGATGGAATTGGAACAGCCGTTAGTATGTTTATAAAATCAGACAAATACATAAAGATCAGCGTGTTGATTATTATTGCAGGGATCATTGCAGTTTATTACCTCGCCAGACATTTATATTACTAACCATATATGAAACTAAATTGATATGAAAGACAAAGCAAAAATTATCAAATTACTTGAAAACGCTTATGTTAATGGATACCTATGCGAATCTCCACCAAGCGAGGAAATGATTAATAATTACATCGAATCAAAGGAGAGTAAAATACTTGCCTTATCCCTCCCCCGCGAGGCGTTGAAGGAAGATATTCTTTGCCCTTATTGTGGGTGCAATAAGTACGTACAAGATGCCGACCTGCCTAATAAGTGTGTGAATTGCGATAAGTATTTTACTGAATTAGATAAACAGCCCCTCACAAAGCCATGCAAGACTTGTATTTGGTATAATTCAGATGATATATCAGCTCCATGTCAGGCTTGCTTTGGTAGGAATAGGCACGTGTTAATTAAACAATCCCTCGCAGAGCCACAAGCTCCCAATGATTTATGGGAAGAAGCCTGTATTGCTGATGCTGAGAATAAAGATAAGCCACAAGAGCTGAGTGATGAGGAGATAGCAAAAAAAGTCCATGAGCATTTATATGATACAGAATATACAAAACAATTTGCACATATGTATGGAACAGCAAAGGCTTGGATGAAGGCTATTAAATGGTACAGAGATAACAAACACTAACAAATAACATTGGAGAGGAAGGTTTGATGAAAAGCCTAATGAAGCACAGCGAGGTAGAGTAATGGACTGCCCGTTGTGTCCTCTCTCACCTCAATTAGCTTGAAGACCGACAAGGGGAGGGAAATAAAAGGTATTTCGCCTAACGTTCGGGCTGTATGGCGTGAGTGCGAAGCATGGAGAGCCATTCAACCTGAGCATTCGATATACAGTCAGTTGGTGAGAGTGACGCAAGAAAACAATACTAAAATAACAAATATATGAAAGACCAGGAATTAATTGATTTATTAAAAGATGTGTCAGAAGTTGATATTGGTTGGAATTTCGGATTGCTTCGTGAAAGGGCAGCTACGATCCTACAATCAATAAATTCTGATGCTCAGGCTGAAAGCCCGAACGTTGGAGATAATGAGGACAAGAAGGACGAAGTGAACAGTTAAATTTTTTAAGATTATAAATATGGACAAAACAACCGAAAAACAATTAGACGAGTTAGTACAAACTGTCTCTAAAACCTTAATTGCAACAATGAATGTACTTGACTTAAAGACACATATTGAAATGACAAGCGTTAGTGATGGTTATAGGTATAAATTAAGGTTTGACAAGGAGAAAATTTAATTGCATACAACTACTTGATAGTGGTAACTTTATTCCACTTATTTTTATAACAATTTAAAACACAAGACAATGAAATCATGAGTAAAGAAACAAAAGCGTCAACCGTTCCTAATAGAAATAAGCTTACAGATTTAGCCTTACAGGAATGCAGAGCATGGTGGAAGAGTGAAGGGATTACCATAGGACTATCCACTGACGAAGTGGGGGAGCTAGACGGGCTTATTAAGATATACGAAAGCATATAAACAAGAGGGAGGTTATCATGTGACAAGCCCGTATGAAAGTATGGGATTTCTCTCATTCCTATCAGGAAGTTATTAACAAACTTGTTATTTATTTAGAATCAGTCTATCTTTACAGTTTAATTTCGTTTATTAACGTGATTTGATAAGTAAAGACAATGCCAGCGCATAAAGGTAATTCATACGCAAAGGGTAACAAGGGCGGCGGTAGAGATACCGATTATAAGGATGAATATACAAAGCTAGTATATAACTATTGCTTGCTAGGCGCAACAGATGAACAATTAGCAACATACTTTGATGTTTGTGTAAAGACTATTGATAATTGGAAGAAGAAGCATAAAGAGTTTTATGCTGCCCTTAAAAAAGGTAAAGACGAGGCAGACGCCACAATCGCACACAGCCTATTCCATAGAGCGAAAGGGTACGAACACCCAGAAGACAAGATATTCAACGATAGTGGAGTTCCGTTAATTGTTTCAACTGTCAAACATTACCCTCCTGACACAACAGCATGTATATTCTGGATGAAGAACAGACAACCTGCCTTATGGCGTGACAGACGCGAAAACGAAATAATACTTCCGAAAGATATTATAGAAGGATTCATATATGAAACAGATGAAGCCGATGCTAAATCTAACGCAGAATAACCATGACAGGCAAAGCAAAAACATTAACCGTTCCTGATAAAAATAGACTCACAGATTTAGTCTTACAGGAATGCAAATTATGGTGGGAGAGTGAAGGAATTACCATAGGACTATCCGATAATGAAGCGAAAGAATTGGACGCATTGATTGAACTATACGAAAAATCCAATGAAGCCGAGAATAAAACCAACAAAGAAACAGCATGAAGCGTATGGACTACTTCAAGACGACCATACAAAGTTCATACTATTCGGCGGTGGTGCAGGCGGTGGTAAGTCCTGGTTGATCTGTGAATGGATAGTGGTCTGGATGTACATGTATCCTGGAACACGCTACTTCATCGGAAGAAAAGAATTAAAAAGATTAAGACAATCAACATTAATAACGTTCTTTAAAGTACTGAAACATCATAACATTCCTGCCGGTGACTGGAAATACAACGGACAAGATAACTTCATTGAACTGACAAATGGCTCAAGGGTTGACTTGTTGGATCTGCAATACTATCCATCTGATCCATTGTATGAACGATTCGGTTCGATTGAATATACAAGTGGTGCGATTGACGAGGGAGGTGAAACAGAATTCAAAGCGTTCGACATTCTAAAGACTAGAATTGGAAGGTGTGAGAATAAAAAATACAATCTGTTTCCGAAAATGCTCATCACGGCGAATCCAAAAAAGAATTGGCTATACAGCACTTTCTTCAAGCCGTTCAAGAAGGGCATCCTTCCAAAAGGATATGCGTTCATTCAATCGCTCGCTCTTGATAATAAGTATCTCGATAAAGTATATCATGATGCGCTTGATTCGATCACCGACAAGGTCACTAAGCAACGCCTGAAGTATGGCAACTGGGACTACGACGATGACGATGACGCACTGATGCGATTTGAGCAGATTAGCGATCTGTTCACTAACACGTTCGTCAATGGTTCGATAACTCCATACATAACGGCGGATGTTGCCAGGTTTGGAAGCGATAAGGCTGTCATCATGCTCTGGGAAGGTCTTCGAGTGATTAAGATTCGGACGTTCAATATCAGCAAGACAACGGACATCGAAGAAGCGATCAAGAATCTTGCACATAAACACCACGTGCCACGAAGCAGAATCATAGTTGATGAAGACGGTGCCGGCGGGGGAATAGTAGACCATCTGTCATGTGTTGGATTCAAAAATGGAAGTAAGGCTAAGAATAAGATGTATGAGAATCTAAAGACTGAATGTTATTATAAGCTTGCTGACTACGTGAATGGAGGAAAGATATATATCAAGACCACAACACACAACGAAGCGATTACAGAAGAGTTGGCTGTGATACTTCGTGACAAGATTGACGATGAGAACAGATTACGAGTGATCAAGAAAGAAAAGCAGAAGGATTTATTAGGCCGGTCACCGGATTACGCAGATACTTTGATGATGAGAATGTATCCTGAATTAGTAAAGAAACGATCACTGACACACGCATAACATGAACACAGGATATGACATACGCGAAAGAGGTTTAGGCAAAACGCTTGCCGTGCTGAAGTATTTTTCAATCGGCCTGGCAATTGCAGCGGCGTTGATTATCGCATCTGCTTTTATATTTTTGTAAACAAATAGACAATGATACTTGACATTGACAAAATCGAAGAACTGATTAAGAAGCCTAAATACGGAGACTTGATTGATCTTGCTGTTGAAAAGAATTCGCGGCTTGCAATGCATATCAACGGCGTGAACGCTGAAGAGGCAATCGAAGAGCTGTCAGGTATAGAATCAGAACCAGAACGTGAGCTTCGCAAAAGACTTGTCAGGAGTAATCGTGCAATCTTTGGTACATTGTTGCGTCCGTTTGATAAAACGTTCAGTGCAAAAGGTGGATCAGTCTTCTATGATGTCGCAGATGTAAACGAGTTTACTAACTATCTATCACGTGTCAACGGTATAGGCCTTCGTCAGTGGCTTAAAAAGCGATGGAAGAATAAGATGTTCACTGATCCAAATGGTGTGATCCTGATTGAAATAAACAGCAACGGCGAACCGAATCCGAAATACAAAGCAATCACAACCATTCATGATTATTGCCCTAGTGGAATCTTGCTTGAATACATCATATTCAAACCGTTCAAAGGCGATGCACGACAATACACTGAAGTAGAACTTGACAAAGATGCTGAATATTACAGAGTAATTGATGACGAGAAGGATGTCATTGTTAGATATAAAGACGAAAAGGCAACTATTGTCGAAGAACTGTTGATTAAAAATGAGATTGGTAAGATCCCGGCTGTGTTATGCTCTGACCTCCTGGACCCTGAATCAACGTTAAAGATGTCACCTGTCGAAGATGTGATTGACTTAGCAGATGAATACCTTCGTGATACCTCTATACATACGATATACAAAGCACTGCATTCATATCCTATCTTCTGGGCCTATCTGCCTGACTGTATATTTTGCGACGGTACAGGCAAGATTGATAACAACGAGTGCAGTCACTGTCATGGTTACGGTAAAGATATTAGAAAGGATGTTTCGAAGATATTCGGTCTTGACATCCCGAACGCTGATGAAACAAACATCGCACCTCCGGCCGGATATGTGCAGCCAGATGTCGCGTCATGGACACAGCAAAGAACTGAACTTGACTGGCTGCAAAGATTAATGCACTTCACACTGTGGGGGACATTCACACGTGAGCAGGCAACAAACGAAACAGCAACAGGCCGGTTCCTTGATGCACAACCAGTGCATGATCGTATCGACGAGTTTAGCGAAACTGCTGAAACTATAGAACAGCACTTGACAGACTTCATCGGTGCTATAATGTATGGCGCAGCTTACAAGGGTAGCTCGGTGGGTCTTGGTCGTAGATATGCAATTGAATCAGCTGATGCGATATGGATCAGATATCAGTCTGCACGCGAAAAAGGATCGCCGGTTGCAACGCTTGACTATATGCTTGAACAGTTCTATGAATCAGAATTTAGGTCACAGCCGTCAAGATTTGATCAGTTCGTTCGACTGATGTTCGTTGAACCGTTTATTCATATGACAGCAGAACAGGTCGAAGGGCTTTCAGTTGAGGCTATTGATAAGCTTAAAAAGTATTATTTCACTGAATGGTTGGGAAGTAAAGAATCAGGATATGTGATCATGACCGACATTAATAAGATGCGTGATGATCTTAAATTATATGTAACACCTAAACAAACTAAAACAACTGAATTATGAAGTATTTGAAGTACAAACAATTGAATGATGCTGAAGGAACTGAAATCGAAGTCGGCATTGTAGAAATCAGTGAAGATAACGCTGAAGTGTTGAATGAATCACATAACAACACTTACGGAGATTACAAAGTATTATTCCGTAAAGCATCGAAAGACAACCTGGCGAAATTCAAAGTCAAAGGTGAAAAGTCTGAAGTGAAGTTTTTGGAAAAAACAGAAGACGAATTTACTGTAAAGGAATTGAAAGCGGCAGCCGAATCATTTGAATTTGAACTGACAAAGAAAAACAAACATGACATCTTTGTGGAATTGTACGAGCAGTTTCCGGATGATGTTGAATAAACAAACAAGTATAAACTAAACAATCAAGACAATGATTAAAGAAGAGCAAGCTAAGAATCTAGCTGAAATATTGAAACTTGATGCTGAAAAAACAACAGCATTTGTAACAGCATTGACATCAGAAGAAGAAGCTGATGTGACAATCCCGGAACTGAAAATCTTTACACCGGATGAATTGTCAACACGTGAAACGAATTTGCAGACAGAATTTAAAGCAGCCGGATACAGCGAAGGGAAAGTTGCCGGGATTGAAATGGATGTCAAACAGCATCGTGAGGCGTTAGGACTTGAATTTGAAGGTAAGACAGTTGGTAACCTATTGGAAGCGCACAAAGCAAGTGTGCTAAAAGAGGCAAACAAAGAACCTGACAAACTTGTCGAAGAACTGAAAAAAGAAAAGACAACACTTCAGCAAACGATTGACACGTTGAAGCAGTCGCATCAGACAGACCTTAATGCGCTGAATGGCAAATTAACAAGTCAATCTATTGATGTGTTGATTGAATCCGAAATACAAAATATTGGCACATATCCGGAAGGAATGACGGCATCTGACGTAAAGACATTAATCAGAAGCGGACATGAATTTTCATCTGAAGACGGAAAGATATCAATAAAGAAAAACGGTGAAGTGATGAAAGACGACAAACTTGAACCGTTAAAAATAAATGCAGTGATCGCAGACTTCTTCGCTGAGCGCAAATGGACTGACAAGAAACGACAGTCTGGGCGTGACGAAGGTGACGATTTTGGCGAACATTCATCGACTGTTGTATCATTTAAAAAAATACAATCAGCAGATGAACTTGAAGCATATTGTAAATCGCACAATCTTCAAGTGCAATCAGATACAGTTGTTGCGTTGATGGAGAAGCATATGTCACCGGAACAGCAAAAAAGAATCATGCAGACATAGTATGATGCTTGAGATACAAGGCGAGTGATCGACAAGATAATGTCATCTTATTTGTAAACAATAAAAATAATAATCATGGCTAATTACACAGCAACACAATTACTTGCCGCACGGTTTCGCTTCAACGAGATGTTCAAGCGTCCGGAAATGCGTCAAAAGCCGAATCCTGTTCTGATGCTTTTGCAACAGAATAACAGTATGTTGATTCCTGGACTTGATTCAATCAAGAATTCAGATCAGCGTACGAAATCAATAAGTATTTTAAATCGTGCAACAACAACAGGTGCATCAGCACGTTCACACAATCACACCGGTTCCGTCGGTGATTCGACACTTGCCAATATGTCTTGGGCGACGAAATCACGCGCCTTCAAGATGTCTTTGAAGATGGGTGACAGGAACGAAGAATCATACCAAGAAATGTTTGCTAACAGACTTCTGTCTGCAATCATGGATCTTCACGCTGACATTGAAACATATTCACTTGCATGGCTTGCATCTTCAAAATCACAGGTTGTCAAATCAGCGACACCAAAAAATGTTGAATGGGATGCATCGAACTATCTTGCAAAAGTAGCGGCAGCAGATGCCGACTACCTTGCTCAGTATTCAAAATCATTCATGCGCCAACAGTGGTATGACTGGGGACTTGATGCGATTGCGGACCCTCGTATGTATGCACTGCTTCAACAGCAGTCAGCACAGGGTGCCTACAATGCGACGAATCTCGGATTTCAGTTTGCCGGTATCGACTATGTCGAATCAACTGACGACTTGACAAATCCAACGGGTGTAGAGGCTTCAGGTTATCTGATCCCGAAAGCAACAGTAGGACTTGTATCATGGATTCCTGCCGCAAACAGAGCGAATGCGAAGAAAGGCATTTATGAATACAGCAACATTATTGATCCACTCGGAAGCGGATTAACTTTTGCTGTTCACCAATATACTGCCGGTGCAGACAACAACGCCACGTTCGGCGAAACACAGGATGTCAACGAATTCTTTGAAGTTTCGATTGACATCTCATGCGTAGCTGCTGACATATCAACAGCAAGTGAATCACCTATCTTCAAGATTGGCTTGAAGTCATAAATTATAAACATAAAGAGGAAACAAAATGAAAAATCTCATTCTTTTAATTTTTACATTTCTCATGTTTGTTTGTGTTTCAGCTACCGTTGAAGCACAACCAGGACATGTGTACACGGCAGAATCGGCATATGCTGTATCTGCAACACCAATCTATACAGGTGATGTTGTGATATCGAGAGCATGTGACATGCTGACGATTCAAGGTCTTTGTACAGAAATCAAAGACACTGACGGATATCTTATTCTTCAGGGATCAGTTGACGGCACATCATATAAGAACCTATCACCGGTCGCCAACCTATTTGTATATTACCCGAACAATGATACACTGACAATGGTTGCAGGAGCAATTCAGCAGGTAATAATCTTCGACAATCCATTCAACTTTTATAGATGGAAAGTCACAGGGACCGCGAACGATTCAACACTTGTTTCAACGACCTATGTTTACAAGCTGAAGTGACACATCGATCTTCAGCTATAAAAACAAACATTAAATAAATCAAGATGTACAATCACAGTTCTATTCGCACAGGTTTATACGGTCTTTTGGGCTTCAAAACAGGGCTTCGCTCTGAATTCGATATCATTGACACAGCGAACAAAGCTACTTCATCAGGCATGTATTATCAAGACTATCATAGTCTGATAACTGTCGAGGTGTTGAAAGCGATTTCGCCGTCAGAACTGTCGGATGCAGACTTTAATACCTGGCTGACTGATCTTGTCAAAGCATCGTTCGTGAAAACGATTAACACTTTGATGCAGAAGTTCAGACCAGAAAGCAAGGCACTGTATGAAAATCTAAGGCTATTCAATTATGCGAATGTGATTGACACAAAATTGACGTACACTGGCAATGCTTTTGTCGGATATGAAATCGAGTTATGTCATTCGGATAACATCATGCTTGTTCTTAATGCGATAGGGTTGACCTTTGATGCAGCGGATACATTCAATTTGTATGTGTTTCATTCGTCAAAACAAGACCCTATTTATACTATTGAGGTAACACCGGAGCAGGATATTGAAGCATGGGAATCACAAACAGCGAAGTATCTTGAGCATATCACTGACACTTATGTCGGTGGTAAATTTTATATCGGATACCTTCAGCAAGATGTGACAGCCAATGCTATTAATCGCGAATGGGATATGGCCAATGTAGAAGCAATGAAGCATTTGTTCACTATTCAGTCGATGAAAGTCGCTGATCATACAACAGCAACATTGTTTGATCTTGATTCGATTGATTATACTTCAGAAACATACGGACTTAATTTTGCGTTCACCGTCCAGACTAATATTACAAAACAGCTTCTTACACAGAAGTCGGCACTTGTCAATGTTATCGGATATGGTGTCGCTGTTGATATTCTTGAACGTGTCGTAAACTCAATTAGAGCAAACGACATCAAGAAAGAAACACGGGATCTTGCATTCAATGAATTAAACATTGAGTCAGGATTGAAAGCAAAGTATGAACGTGAGCTGAAAATTGTACATCTTGATTTTGCAGGTCTTGACAAACTGACTATGAAGAAACGAAGTAGAATTTCAAATTTAACTGCACGATGACATATAGCACTCCATCAGAATTTCAAGTGTCGGATCCAAAACTGATTGACGCAAAGATCGCAGACATACAATCTGCACTGATGCTGCTATCGTGGAATGAGGTTTCATTTGCACGTGCTTATAAATTTGCAAGGCGAAATGTAGAAACTAATACGAAAGTGTACTATCCGGCGGTTTATCAATTAAGCACTAAGGACTACCAAAGTGCTTTTCCGAATGATATGCTTACCTCGCAGTCGTTTGTGTACGTGAAGCAACCGCAGACGCTTGACAGCGAGAACAACGGCTTCCACGAATACACAACAGCGATAAGTATTATCTTTTCATTTCGCATGAGAGCAATCGGAACAGCTTACAAATACAGATATACAGAAAGGTTGAAATACGATGTCGTAGAGGCATTGAAGAATGTTTCCGACCTGGACATTGAATCTGTATATGATGAGATTGAAGATTGTTTTTCTGACTTCAGTGTTTCTGAAATAGAATCAGAATTCATCACAGAGCAGTTCGGGGCTTTACGCTTTGACTGTTTAATACATTATTCAAACGATTGTAAAATAACAAATACATATTAAAATGGGATATAAATCAACATGCAACAGCGGAGGTGCGAATACCGGACTTCCAAAATGTCGTGGCAATTATGGCAGGGGTCAAAGCTTTATTCTAGTTCCACCAACAGCGGAAATAGATACTGAAGCAAACTCACTGCTTGAGGCCACGTGGACAGCAAAGATCAAAGCTGACGAATCAATCAGGTGGTATCCGCTGCCAAAATTCTTTAGATATGCACCTTCGCGCGAAGACCACATATATACGTCGGGCGACTTCAATGACAAATATAGCGTGAAAGATGGTGACGCTGACGGAATTGCCGCATATCTGAATGCACCTGTATGCTTCATGAAGAAACTTCGTGAGTTCAACAACCAGGAATGGAAAGCATACGAAATCACTGACGAGGGTTATATTAAAGCCTGGTCAACAGACGGCATTAAGATGCTTCCTTTTGACGTGTTTTTCAACGTAGAGGCAGACATGGACGCAACGGCAGAAGAAGGCCGCTTGTCCCAAATCCGCATCTATAAGAAAGAAGCATACCAGTGGAATGATCACGGCATTGTAATTAATCCAAAAGATGATGCGATTGTCTCTTGGGAAGCAAGGTCATTATCCGGTCTTCTTGACGCTGATGTGACTGTCGTTACTTCAATAGCGACCTCGGTTGTCATTGATGTAAAAACGGACTGCGATCTAACGCCTGTCACAGGGCTTGTGAAAGATGATTTCATTCTTGAGGATGACACGCCCTCGACTGAGTCAATTACGACTTCAACTGAGTCAACAACGATTGCTGGGCGCTACACCTTAGCAATGTCGGAGCTTGGCCCAGACAATTACACTATTAATCTGAAAGAACCTGCCGCGATGACAACTGCCGGATACCAGGCAGGAGATGACGGTACTTTCGTAATATCCGAATAGTATGAAAATTGGTAAAACAGATTTCGACAAAAGGGTCAAGCACTGGTCTTTCAAACATTTCAAAGAATTCTTTGAAGGTAATAATGTTGTCCTATGTGATCTTGCACGTAACAATCACACTATTGAATCAGCGTTCACGCTATTAACAGGCAAGAAAGCAGAAATGCAAAAGAAGCCGGCGAAGAAAAAGAATGTTTGAAAAGATCATTGATAAGCTAAGGTCTGTCAAGCAGAATGATATTATGCAGACGGCTGTCGCTGAATTGCAAGACGACATCGAGGTCATGAATCGTGATCAGATGTGGAAAGGTAAAGATTCAGACGGCAATCAGTTACAGCCGTTTCCATATTCATCCGGTACTATCAGAATGAAAAAGAAGAAAGGTCAGCCGGTAGACAGAATCACGCTGAAGGATTCAGGGCAGTTTCATGACAGCATCAAAGCGAAAGCATTAAAGAAAGCTGTTGTGATAGGTTCAAATCGTAAAGCAAAAGGTTTTGATCTTGCAAATCATCTTGATAATAGGTATGGCGAAATGGCATCAATATACGGCCTGACAGATGAAAACATGCAAAAGTTCTTTGAGAAACTAAGACCGATTTATTTGATGCAATTTAAGAAAGCAACAGGAATATGAACAAGAGCCAAGCAATCAGGCTTGCTGAACGTAGGGCAAATGAAAGCGGTGAAACGCACGTGGTGATCAAGGTTTGCTTGCCACAGGGATATGATATAATGACAGAAAAAGACTTCAATGACAGCGACAAAAAGGCAATCTATACGGCTGTATCAAGATTTGACAGAAATCCCGATATGGAACTGGGATAAAATCAAACATACGCTTGATCTTAGATATCTGATCAGGCACGAAGATTTCAGTCAGTTGATTGACGAAGCTGAAGTTGACCAGGAGCTTCTTTCTGAGTTATATTTCAACATGCAGGACGAAGTTCATAAGATCCAAGATTCGCAAACATATGGCGGTCATTATTTAGACCAGCATATCGAATTGCTTGAACTGAAGAAGCAGAAATTAATAATGTCATGTGATGATTACAATGCAAATCTATCAATGATAAAGACAAAGATCGCTCAACTTGAAAACGAAATCAACGCGAACAGCGAGCATAAGAGCGAACAGACACTTGAAGA